ATGCTGGATACCGGTTGCTGCCCGACAACGAGCCAGTTAAACAGGGCGATATCTGCAAATTTCCGTGATGGCCTGAGCGTGTAATCTACCTGCTGCGTCGTCATGTTGTAACTGATGACGTGGCGGGTGATCAGCGCGTTGTATTTTCTGTCGCGGCCGCTCGTTGCATTTTCAGTGGCCCGGACCTTTACCATTACCAGCGAATCTTCAGCGTGAACGACGTTTGTCCTCACATTTACCGCATGGATTTCTTCTACCTGCAGTTTGCTGGCGTCACTGCTGTTATCAGTCCTCTGGAATGTGATCGCATAGCGCCCATACCCGCCAGTCGGGATCAACTTATCTGTCCTGTTAAAAGTCTCAGACATGTAGTCATGAGGGGTTGTCTGGCGGTAAGTAAAGACCTGTTCTGTTCCGGGGATCTGATTATTGCTGTCGTCGACTTTCCAGATTGTCACCTTCCAGTTTGTTTCGCTGTTACCGCCGAGACCGGACTGCGTGTGAAGCCATAACTGGCTTGATGCAATCGGCGAGAAAAACGGCCCCACTATCAGCGCAGCGTTATCATTAAGGATGAACTTCGTCGTATTGATAGTTGCATCCTGAATGGGGATGGCCGGTCCATTCAGACGGTCAAATGTGAAGGTGTAGTAATAGGTCGGGTTAACCACTGCTCCGTCGTTTGTTTCCTGAAACTGTATCAGCCTGCCCGAAAGAGTTACGTCTTCCGTTCTGGTACCGCCAGTGATTGGATACGTCACATTAATGGTGAATGTCACCGGGTGCGGGAAAGTCAGATCGGCAAAGTAATCGAAGGATGCTTGTTTCACGATTTTCATCGCTATCTGGCCCCCGGCATAGACACCGCTGATAACAGTGTTTGCAGTAGCCGTTTCGACCGGGAAATCGCCGCTCTCGTTTAACCCTGGCACTTCCTGCCCGTCAACGTCATCAAACTGGTAGCCTTCATTCACCACCGGGATAACGTCACCTGGCTGGTAAATTGTGTAGCTCGCCCCGGCCATTGAACCGAGATTTGACTCTGAAAAACGCACGGATGTAACGTCGTATTTACCCAGCCCGAATACCATCAGTTCAGTGATGTATTTCAGGTTGCTGATATATTCGAACAGCGATTCCTGAGCCAGATCCGGGAAAGAACGTACCTGACCGAAGTTATCAGGCTTGGCTTCGCCATTACGCGCAATGTTGGTCTGGCCTTTAAGGCTGTTGTTTGGCGATGTTTTGCTGTTCCCGCCGGCAGCGCTGGCATTTGCTTTCGGCATCAGCCCGGAAAGTACTTTCTGAGTAAACTTGATAGGGTTGAGGTGCTCGAGCGGATTGAGGATGGTACCAATCAGACCGCCGCTTTTAGGCTGGTCAAAAATGACTACCCGGTCATTTTTCTGAAGAACAAAGCTCAGTTCTTCTTCAGGCTTCAGCTCCTTGCCGTTAACGTTGATGCGGATATCGCGGTGGAAGCTTTCCTGCGTTAGCCAGTCATAAAACACCGTCCCTGCTTCAACTTCCGCCCTGTCCTTCGGCATCCCTGGGACGCGCTGAATTTCGATTACCGGCATACTGGTAAAACTCCACTCTGGTGAATAGCTTCTGAATTGTCCGTATCGCGTCAAATCTGACGTGCCCGTTTTCCCCGCGGCTATGCAGCGCCCGACCGTCCAGTATTAGCCCAACATGCACGGGCTGACTGCCAACCCAGGCCACGAAGATCCCTTCATCGAAAAATGTTTCGCTTCGCTGCCAGAACACGACATCAGCGTCATAGCAGGTCATGAAGTCGCACCCGGATTCGTAGTCCGCGGTCTGGTGTACCTCGATGCCGAGAACATGCCGGTAATACATCACCACCAGACCCCAGCAGTCTGCTGCGTCGAAACTGCACGCCCGGTTACTCCATGGCACGCCCTCAATTCGAGAAATAAACTCGTCTCTATGCATTCTGAAGCCCCGGATATTCTTCGACGGTGTACAGGCGGCCAACGTTCCGGTTTAGCGGATTAATGCGCGTGAGGCTGCATGTGACGTCCTTGTCATCCATCGAGCAGTCATTAACATAGAGCGTCCAGGACTTGATAGCTGTGCTCATGTCAGCAGCGTCAAATTGTTGATAGGTGGCAGATATCGGCGTTATGCGCGAATGCGCCTTCCAGAGTTTCAGCTTCTGTTTAAAGTCCTGCGCCAGGCGGCTAAATTTAACCGTGCTGTCGAGTACCGGCGTATTGCTTTGCTGGCTCTCAGTAAGCTCCATCCGGCATGGAGTGAACACCTGGCCGCCGAGCGTTTTTGGGAATATCTGGTTGTTCACCAGACGCACATATCCAAACGTCTCGTTGTAAAAGGTGATCGTCTCGTAAAGTATCCGGTTCGGTCTCTGGCTCTGAAATTCTCTCAGCGTTGGCATTACGGAACCCTCGGCAGGCTTTCCGGATCACGTCCATCCGGATAACCGGTGACGACAATATCGAGCCATGAACCCCACGGCGGCGGAAGCTCGACAATAATGTCGTCAAACTCATCATCCGAGTTAACCAGTTCTCGCGCGACAACATCACCGCTCCAGGTAAAAATGGAGCCGGACTGCGACCATGTCGGCCAGGAAAGGAAATGTAGTTCCTGAACTTCAAGCCCTGAGTCTCCCGTTCCGGTACCAAGTGGCATCGTGAACCACTGGTTGCAGTTATCGAGGTAGTTCGGGCTCCGCAACCACTGCATGAAGGCCCGATGCTGATCCCGAGTGAATATCCACGTAAGAGAGAAAGTGGTCTTCAGGTCATCGGTGAGCTTCTGAAATATTGGCGCGCCGACCGCCGGCTGGTCCGTCCGAAAACCGGTATCGGTCGACGGCGTTTTTCCTTTTTGCGCCAGGGGAAGCCAGTCAGGATATGGAATAGGCATAGTTAGCTCCTTGCCTTACGTGGTGCCTGGTGATTTCGCTGTATGGCCTGACTGGCAGGACCACCGTTATCGAGGTCATAGACGAATGCATCCACCGTCCAACCTCCATTTCCGTCTGGTGTTGCCTGCGCATCTACGTTTGACGACGTATAGTTGTTGATATTGACTACCACTCCACCAGAACCCCCTGAAGTAATTTCCTTATTGCTGAGCATGGTGCCATTATCGCCAGACACCATGTATTGACTGCCATTATTAGCGCGGAAGATTTCTGGCTTATCGCCCTCGCCTACTTGATACATTCCTCCAGCTTGGATGGACCCACCGTTTTTACGCTTACCAGCGATACCACCAGCCATTGCCATGGCGGCAATAACTGCACCGATACCAATGGCCGCAGCACCACCGAACGAGCCGATAGATGCGACGATTGCTGCAGGCGTCCACGCAGCAGTGGTAGCCGCTGCAGAAGAAACGCTCGCTGCGGTAGTCGTAGCCGTACCAGCCACAGCCGCCGAAGTTGTAGCTGCAGTAGCGGCTATCTGTGCGCTGCTGCCAGTTACTGCGGCCTTCACCCACTCCATGCCCATCTGTACGAACGTATTTACGACGCTGTTTAGCACAGTGCTACCGATGGATTGCAGAGCTTCAGAAGCTGACATGCTGCCAGTAATAATGCCTGTCAGAGCGTTTGATGCGTTGTTACCGAATGCTTCAAAGGCTGCAGATGCGGCCTGCGTAGCAAGATTTTGCTGAGACCATTCTTCCCACATGGCAGCATTACGCTGGTCCCGGTACTGCTGTTCGATCGCAGCACGGGCGGCTTCTGCCTCGCCAATTTTTTGCGGGTATAACTGGGCATATAACTGGATGTCAGCAATGTCTTTCTGATACTGGCTATCAAGGCCGGCGGTTTTGCTGGTCTTACCCTGGATCGAGCTGAATTTGTTAGCAGCTTCAGTGCGCTCCCGCTCTGCTTTTGCCTGCTCACGCAGCGCATTAGCATTATCCCAGGCTTTTCCTGCCAGTTGCCCGGCGAGCATGACTTGCTCTTGCGAAGCAGTATTACCGAGAGACTGCTGTGCGTTCAGTACGGCCTGCGCGCGCGACAGTTCGCCTACACTGCCCGCAGACAGCTCGGCCTTTTGCTTCAGTTCTTCCAGTTTTTGGTTAACGGACTCCTGCGCTTTGGCGTATTGCTCAGCATCTTTCTGGGCTGCTGACTTACCGCCTTTTGCCTTGCTGCCCGCGGTAGTTCCGGTGGTTTTTATCTCGATCGGCTTTGTGTTAGCTGCGGTTTTCGAGGCTTTCGTGACAGCATCCAGATCGCCAACCAGCATAGCGGCTTTATTACTCAAACCAGCCAGCGCTTTGTTTTGGGCTTCCCACCCGTCCAGACCGAGCCATGACCATGTGCGGGCCCGGCGCGTGAACATTTCCGCGGTACTGTTCAGATCTGAGATCTGTGAATCGGCAGAGATGGCTTTGCCGGCAAGTCTGTCCAGCGCAGCAGTCAAAGAGTCAATCACAGCAACCATGCCAGAGCTTGCGCCCGTTGCCTGGTTTACCGAATCTATCATCGACAGGAAAGAGTTTGTCAGCGCAGTGTTTGCCTGTGAAAGCGTACGCGGCAGCTTCTCGAACTCAGCATTCACTGAACCGGTTTGTTTCTGAATGGCGTTTAGCGCGTCCTCAGCGGTTAGTTTCCCGTCCAACATAAGCTGACGTAACTGTCCGATGCTGACACCCATTCCCGCGGCGATCTGGCGAGCCAGTTCCGGCATCTGCTCAAGGATGGAGTTGAATTCCTCAGCCCGGACCGTGCCAGAAGATATCGACTGGCCGAACTGGCGGAGCGCATTAGCCATTTCCTCAGATGAGGAACCGCCGATGCGACCGATTTTCTGAAGCGTCTCAGTCAACTGTAAAATTTGACCGTTTGTCGCACCGGTATCGCGCAGCGCTGTGCTCAGGGTTTCCCAAAGCTTTTCCGTGTCCTGAAGCGACCCGCCTGTAGCTGAGCTGATACGCATCAGACTTTGCATCGTCTGTGAAGCCGCGGCGGCGCTACCGGTTAGTCGTTCAATTCGTGCATTCAACTGACTCATGTTGTCAGCGGCAACGAGAAACGCCTTACCCCAGTCAACAACAAGCGAAGCAGCAATGGCACCAGCTACGCGGTTGATATTCGTCTGCAGCTCATCCATCTTTTTGGCTGCATTCGTGGCAGAGTTGCCAATAGAGTCGAGCGACTTATTGGCCTTTCCCTGCGCCTTCAGCAAGCCAGAAACATCGGCTTCGATGTCGTAATAAATCTCGCCTGCTTTTTCAGACATCATTTTCTCCGGGCATAAAAAAACCCACCTTGTGGTGGGTTAGTTATTCGTGTCGTTTATTGACATCGTTCGGTATAGTCTGGCGGTGGTGGTGTATCTCTTGAGCTCAGGAAATGATCGCCAAGCGTATAGTCGACACCTTTTGAGAACATACCCTTCGATTTCATGTTCAGCTCAACGTAGAACGGGTGAAATCCGGCATATGCACCGAAACCGTTCTTGCCGTTTATCTCGCCACAAACTACAGCGATGACGCCACCATCGTCGGAGTCTGTCATCCTAGCAACCTTCATATTGCGAAACTGAGCACTTGAAGGATCAAGCAGGTTAGCGGACACCTCGGATTGCGCCAGAGAGATTGCCTTTTCCTCGCCAGGCTTACAGGCAGCCAGAAGAAGTGGAATCGCCAATGCCAACAGTATTTTTTTCACTCTTATCCCCTGAGTTTTATTTCTGAGCCATCTTACGCCAGGCCTGGCGAGTAAGGTATATCCATTATTAACTCAGGCTGCTGTCTTTGCTGATTTTTCGCGCTCAATCATTTCCTGCCACCGGCGTTCATCATCATCCATAACCGCGTCATACTCTTCCCTGGTGAAGCCTTTCTGGTCCGGGTACTTGGCGTTCAGCATCATGGCGAATTCGGTCATGGTTAGATCCATAGCCTCTTCCTTGCTGATTCCAAAATGATTGCGGGCGGCCATGATGTATTCAGTCGCATGAAACTCAGAAGTTGTTTCCTTACTTTCGTTCTTCTGCAGCGTCCTGACCCTGGCCCGTCCAATAATGCCATGCATCATCAACGACTGAGCTATGAGAATGAGGTTCTCAGGAGGTAGCGAACCGCGGTGCCATACAAATGTACGTCGTCCAGTACGGGATAGTTCATGCCATCCAGTAAGTTCAGAAACATCCTCATCGCAGCAAGACTGGATGACGTTGATCGCGGAGAGTAAAGTTTCACGTAGAAACGCCGCTGAACCTGCAGCTTCAAGCGCCCAGATAGGGTGCGTTACATCTCCGAAGTAGTGTGCGTAAAATCTTCGCTGATGCTCAGGTATAGCGCTGTGAATTTCGCGCGCTGCCTCAAGCATTTTCGCCACGTCATCATTGAAGAGTGCATAGAACGTGCGGACGATATGCTCTGGCTCGCCTATCCGCGTCATGTTACGGAACGATGGTCGGAAGAAAAACTCATGCTCGCCCGCGCCGATTACGCACTCGCCAATTTCTTTCAAAGGGGTCATATCGCTCTCCATAATCAGTATCAAGGGCAGCACGCCGCCCTTTGTAGTGATTACGGTGCGGCAGTTACGGTAACAGCGCAGGTGTCAGTAAAGTCACCGTCAGCCGTAGTTGCCGTAATAGTCGCGGTACCAGCAGCAACGGCAGTAACCAGGCCGGTTGAACTGACTGTCGCGATGGAAGGCGCCGAGGTCGTCCATGTGATCGACTTATTCGTTGCATCAACTGGCTGAACTGCGCCGCTGAGTTGCTGGGTTGCCCCGACGACCAGAGAAGCTGTTGCCGGGGATACTTCCACACCGGTCGCCGCGATCGAATCAGCAACTTCAAACACAACGGTGTCAGCGTCGTAGACTTTCCACTCTCCGGAGAAGGTTGAGATATCGTTGGTACCGAAATCAGCAGACCATGAAGTGGTGTTCATGTACCCCTGGATATAAGTACCGGCGTTCTCACCCGCGAAGTCAAAGCGAACCCAGAGATTCGGCTGTCGACCGGCCTGGACTTCATCGAAAATATATTTCGAAAGCCTGAAAGCGCCGATCTCGTTGTCTTTATCAGACTTTCGAAGCTCCCCTTCACCGGAGATCGTCAGATCCATGTTGTTGACCAGGTTCTCCACCAGCCCTTTAGCATCATCTGCCTCAGAGTTGATGGTGTTCATCGAATAGTCGATGCCCTTGGTCGTCATAGCGCCGAGACGCTTCCACTCGGAAAGCGCTGGCACTGCGTCGGGGCAGCCAAAGGCCATGCGTAGCACAGCTACTTTCCCGATCAGCTTGCCAAAATCATTAGCACAGCCTTGCATGTGTACCTCTCAAATAAAAAAAGGCCGCCGGATGGCAGCCTGATGGGTTGGTGATGGGGGTTATTCGCCGTATACGCACATAAACTGAAGCCGGAAGACCAGGCGGCCCTCTTCGGTCGGGATGGGTGCCGGCATGTTACCGAGGTTTTGAATCAGGCCAAGGCATTCATCAGTAATGTCGTTCTGTTCGACATAATTGATGATTTCCTGAGCCTTCTCTGCTGCTGCGCGTCGCTTGTCCTTGGCGGAGATGATATCCACCAGCACGTAGTGGTCAGACCCGAGGTCATTTCGGATGTCGGTACCGCCGTTGGGCCGGAACACGATGAATGCGTCAGATAACTTCGTTGTATCGTCCCACGCCAACAACTGAACAATGAAGCCAGTGGTAAGCCCGGCATCAACGAAATAGTTACGCACGCGCTCGTACATGGCTGGCGTCATACTGAAAGCTCCTTGCGCATTACGGCATCAATCTGTCGCTGCGTGTCTTCAAACCCTTTGGTTAAAAACTCCTTCCTGGCCGTCGCCCGGCGGAAGTTCTGAGGCACGCTTGGGTCATGGACGTATGCAGCATAGTCAGTTGAATAACCCACCCGGCCCGTCACACGAGTGCCATTTATAGTGATCTCGCGGAACTGGCTATTGATGAGTGTTGAAGTATCGATCGGGGTATAGAGCGCAGCCTGAGAACCGCCGATAATCAAAACTGATTGCATAGCCCTGACAACCTTCCGCCCCTGAATATCACCAACCAGAGCATTCAGGTTTTTCTTCGCCTGGCTGATGCCCTTCACTTTGATGCCCATGGTTTTCTCCAGGCAATAAAAAACCCCGCCTGAGCGAGGTTTGGTTTCATTGAAAGTTGAATCAAAAAGGGAGCATTGCGCGGATTTCAGTGTGCCAGTTATGAAAGGCAGGCAGGTCATCTAATAACCAGAATCCAAATCCAATCATTACAACGCCTATAATCATTTGAGCAATAACGCTGAACCAGTATTCAATAGGTTTGCTGTCTTTATGGATGTACTCCTTTCGCGTCGTCCCCTTAAATGTCTTTGTGTAGACACCTCGTCGCAAAAAGATAATCGACTGAACAAACGCAAAGGGGCCGGTCAGAAAAATTCCACATACCGCAAGCCAATATTGAAAGCCCATCACCTATCATTCCATTTAATGTTTTGGGCCATTATTGCACAGGTTTATCCGACTCCAGTCAGGATGGCGTAATCAGAGTAATTTAACCCTGCGCTCAAGCTCATCAACGTTCTCAATCAGCTTTCTCACCTCGGGTGGAAGCTGATCGGGATGCGTGCGCTTAATCTGCTTGGACTTCTGCTCAGGAACCGGCACAGCGGCGTACACAGAGATAGCCAAAGCCAGCGCTGAGATAGACATGGAGATTAGGTCGATATCCATAAAGCCTCCCTGAATCATATGCCTGTCAGTATCGCATAATCATCCGCCAGGCGCTCGAACGTGTCGGCGTAGCGGATAACCTGCCGCACCTCGTCGGCACCGGCCACAACCGGGTCGGCTTCGGTCGAGACGCCAATCAGCAGGTAATCACCGGCGGCCGCGAGAGCGAACTCCGTCCAGACGGTATTCTTCACGACGATTTCAGCGCCCAGGCTGGCTAACTTCTTGCTGAGCCCGCCCTCGTAGTCGCAGAGGATTGGCTCAGGCACGGCATAGCCCAGCGGGTCGCCGTATTCGTCATTTCCCTCCAACTTGCGCCAGATGGTTGCCGTGGCGGTATAGCTCCAGTTCGCTACCGATGACATCAGACCTCCTTCCAGCGCAGTACCTTCGCGCCAGTCGCCCGGATGCGCGGGCAGTTAATGAACCACTCGCCGTCCGATTTAACGTAGCCGGTAGTCTCCCGCCCGGTGTTGGTCATCACCCATACGCGGGTGAACGAGCGTGGCAGGCCGTGCTTAACTGATTTGTATGTCATGACAATACACCCACCACTGTGAAGCCGGTAAGTTGTCCGTCATCGTCATACACAGCCGCTGCTAGACCAGTTCCTGGCTTAGCCATAGCATTCATGAAACCGACAACACCCATGGTGATAACTCCCCCCCCGAGACTGAGAGCAAACGAATGGAATATCGCTACCGAGGAACGCGTCGTTGCATACCACCCGGTGATTGACCAGGTCAGCCGCCGCCGCAGGGTCTATGGCGAATAACTGGTTAAGCAGATCGGTGATTTGTTTTGCTTCAAGCATCAACAACCCCCAACAACATCGAAGAATCCGACAGTATTACCTGCACTAATAGGAAGCTCTCCAGTGCAGCCGCTGGTATCTAGCCGGGCCAGAGAGTCTCGCAGCCAGGTAATGCTGTCGTCGCCGTACTCAAACGAGCGTGAGGCACCAGACGGCGCCCCCTGCGATTTGATGCGGCGCGCACCGGACGACGTAGCCATCAGCGCGGCGGCGTACATCAGGATCAGCTTAGCGGTGCACTCGTCATAACCGGCCCCGTCGAGGCATGGGATGATTTTGTTCACCACGCAGAGGATCGGTTCCAGCAGCGCACCCGGGATGGAGTAACCCAATTCACCGAGGAACGCCTGCACGTCTGCCGCTGTGATTGGGTCAGCCATGGTTATTTCGCCTTTTTGGTTGCTTCAGCCAAGGCGGCTTCTGCTTCGTCAGCGCGTTTTGTTTCTGCGCCCAACTTAACTGCACTTTCCTGTTTCAACTGCTCAATCACCCCGACATGCTCTTTATCCTTAGCCTCGATTTCAGATCTGGCCTGTTCCAGTTGAGCCAGAGCTTCATTGAGTTTTGCCTGCAAATCGGATGTGCCAGTTGCCACAGGCGCAGACGGTGTCGCCACTTCGAAGACGAGCTTTTCACCCTTCTTCTCGGTGGATTTCTCAACCTTGCCCTGCTCAATCCACTTTTCAGCGATTGAGTCATCGACGTCATAAACCTGTCCAGCCTCCAACTTTTGAAGGCTGGCACCGGCAAAGAGGTTTGCTACCAATACCTTTACGAGTGCCATGTTGTTTCCTTAGCTCGAAGCGTGAATAACAGAGTAGTGACCGTTGATGTCCTGTTTGACCATCAGGCCAGCAGCGCCCCAGGTGCGCCAAACGTAATCTGAGTTGTAGAACTGACGAGGATCAGCGACGGTACCGAAGGCCTGACCGACGATCGGTGCAATCACGCCAGCCTGCAGCGGCACGATTACGACTTCGTTGCCGGTCAGCTCAGCATCTTCTTTGATTGCCGAGATGCCTGACAGCTTGGAGATCTCTTCAAGCACGGTACGGAGAGAGTTCACATCGAAGTACTGTTCCCAGTTGGACATGATTTCGCTGGATACGTACCACGTTTGCTGTCCGTACTGCATGTTTTGCAGCTTGAGGACGTCACGCAGGGCGATCGCCGCGGTACGCATGGCTTTCGGGTCGGTGCTTGTTGCGAAGTTCACGGTCAGCGTTACCTGCGCCACACGCTCATCGTGACGTAAACCCTTCCAGGTCTTGTCATCGAATTTGATGTAGTTACCGTCCGCATCGCGGAAGCCTTCCCAGATGTAGTCGACATACTGACGACGCACATCATCCACAGAACCGGCCTGAGCATCCGCCAGGGATGAGAGCGCAGATCCTTTATTGAATACCGGGTCACGCCAGTTAAATTTAAAGCCACTGTCGTGGATCGGCACCATGGTGCCATCGAAGGTGTAAGACTTCGCATCCAGCGCAGCACCAATCTGACCGGACATGGAAGTATGCGCCCAGCCACGGCCGCCGGTACGAGCGTACTCATACACAGACTCTTCCAGACGAACGGATCGAGACAACGGCATCAGGTCGTTCAGCAGCGTGAATTCGGTGTTTGGCTCGAATTGCTTCAGCACGGTCTGGTCATAGGCCTTGTACAGACGGCGGATATCGTCGACTGCGTTAACCGCGTCCAGTACCGGGGCATTTGCCGCTTCACCGCGATCGCGGGTACGAGCAATAAAGTCTGCCACGGCCTGAGCGCTGGAGTTACGAGCGAACGTCAGTTCATTGAACTGAGCCATGTTGGCTTCGAGGTTCCCGGTTTCGGTCGCCTGCTTAGTGGAGAATACAAACATTCAGGTGCTCCTTATTTAATGACCACGCGCAGGAGGTCACCTGCCGTTGCAATGGTGTATGAGCGGTCTTCTTCTACGTAGCAGCGGACCGATTCACCAGTACCGACAGCTTTAACTCGACCGTTGGCCACAGAGAGTGGCTGCCCTTTTGTGTAAGTGCCTGCTGCAGCTGGAACGTTGAAGAAAACGCCTGGGGTTGGGTGGAAAGCAACAACCCAGTCGCCAGCCTTGATGACGTCATCTACTGTTTTGCAACGCAGGTAGTCATAGTTGGCTACGTAGAGGATCGCGGCTTCATTACCATCCACGGAGGCGGTGAATTTCTTCGTAGTGTTGTCGAAGAAACCAATCGTACCTGGAGGCGTATCCGCGGCTGCAGCACCTTCACGGTGAAGTTGTGGGTTTGCGAAGATACCGCCCGCGTGAATTACGTGTTTTCCGTCTTTAGCCATTTTTTACTCCGGCATTTCGCTGACTGATTGGGTATTGGTTGCCTGGCGGAATGCACCGTTCAGGCCGAAAGAGGTCTGGCATTTGGCGTACATCGCGTCGAGAGCCTTACCGTCCAGATCTGCGACTTCGTCATCGCTCATGTTCATCGCCAGCTTCACAGCTGCGCGCTTCTCACCTTTCTCTTTGTCGGCGTTCGCGTTCAGGCTGTTGAAAACGACGTCCACGCGATCGGCGAGTTTCTGCGCCCACGCTGGCATCTCTTCGTTATTGGTGGCCTGCTCTTTTTTCTTTGGCTTGCCGGTTTCAGGGTCGATTTCTTCATCGCCTTTTTTCTTGGCGGTGGCTTCGTCGGCCTTCATCTGGTTGTATGCGTCCATCAGCTCGGCGTCGGACTTGCCTTCAGTCGGCTTACCAGCGGCTTGCAGCGCATTGATAATCAGTTCTTTCATCGGATCATTCTCTCCGTTGGTTTTAATCTCGTACTCAGTGGGTTTGCGCACGACTTCTACAGGTTCGCCGACGAACACGGCCTTGCCGTCATCATCGATGAGGTACTTCTGCTTCAGGTATTTGGTGTCATTGCGGTAGATGAAGCTGTCAGGCCACACCGTTTCAGGCCAAAGCCACTTATCTTCGGCGTCACCATCGCGCAGCTTGTCGCTGATAGCCCGGGAGATGTCGTCGAATGAGAAGTTAGAGGCGTTGGTGAAGAAGAATTTGGTCTTGTTGAGCAGGCCGTCGCGGGTGCAGTCAATGCCATCAGCAAGGCGGGCAACTTCGATCTGCTGCTCATCACCTTCTGAGTTAACGAAGATGCCAACGCCCTCCTCCGGCGTGCCAGCACCTGGCTCATCAAGCAGCACCGCCACATGGTCAAACATCATGTTGGTGGCGATCTCGTTGTACTTCTTGCCCTTTGATTCGCCGTTGGCAGCAATGCCGGCATACAGCAGACCGGTTGAGATGTGGATCGGTTCGGAGTTGGTTCCGGCCAGCATCTCATCCAGGCGATTGATCAGGCGCTTCCCCTTATCGCTGGATTCTGCATACTGGCGGTTAACGTACATATCGCCCGTCACTTTACCGTCTTTGTGGCTGACGTTCTGCAGCCAGGCACCGACGTGGTACTCGTTCACCGCCCGGACATCACGCGCCGACACATGCTTGCCTTCCACTTTCGGGTGGCCCAGCGGCATAGGGTTACGCTCTAGCGTGTTGTAGGCCTTTTCGATTTCTGCTGCCGGGTACAACTTCCGGTTCATCACGATATCGTCCACGACAGGCGTGATGCCGCGAACCACGATATGTGGCTTGCCGTCAATGGTTTCAGTGGTGATGTTTGAAGCGGAGTTGACGACGGTCAGCACGTTAACGCGGTTGCGTTTCATGCTGGATCCTCGTTAAGTTATGTTTATTCAAACAAAAGGGGTGAGATGATGATTAAAAAGGCCATGCTAATTGGCGCCATTGGTTTGTTTGGTGCGCAGGAAGCGCAGGCAAATTTTTATACAGGGAATCAGCTTTTTGCCTGGGGCGAATCCTTGATGAGAGTCAGAGAAAACAGAATAATGGGTTCTGATATCAGCGACGCAAACATGTATTATGGATACGTATCAGGAGTTTATGATTTAGGAAGCGGTGTACTTTTTTGTGCCAGCAATCAACTTAATCTGAACCAGATTTCTGACGTCGTATATCAATACTTGAAGCAAAACCCTAAACGCCGGGCTGAAAACGCGTCTGATTTAGCAGTTGACGCCCTTAGTGAGGCGTTCCCTTGTAAGAAATAGTTCCGACAAGCGCCTTCGTTTAGATTTTTCGTAACATTGGCGCTCTACAGCACCACGGGGAATAGTCCAACGCAGTTACGCACTGATAGCACACAGTCCGACCGCACTCACAGCACCAATAGACTGTCATGCAAAGGCGTCATTGGTAGATTTCAGTCAATAAAAAACCCACCGGAGCGGGTTTGTAGAAATCTCAATCAGTTGAAATTCAACTCTGTCTTAGCATCTTCAACTATAAGATTTATGATGTCCTCAACGTCCTTCGCCATGTCTCCATATGCTGCTTGCTCTGGATACCCCTCCTCATGGATAGACTCCTGCGCGCTAGCATCTAAGGAAAAAAAATCATCTAAAAGTTCTTTGGTGTTAGAACTTAAGGATATTGGGGCTAGGATGAAAGACCTTCGCAGTTCCTTTTTCAGGGCGTGAAGTCTGTTCCAATCAAAATAGTAATCGGGGACATCCTGCAGCCTTCTTTCCGCCTCATAGATACGTTGATAATGATTTGACGCCATTGCATAAATTGACTTCATTTCTATAAGAATATCTATCAGTTGCCCATAGGCGGTGTGTTTCTTCTCCCACCACTTCTCTCTGTAAAATCTGCGTAATGCGAAATAAGCCGTGAAACCAGCTGCCGCAACCCCGATAATAATTGGCCCCACCAGAGAAAGGGCGAAGGTTCCAACCTCGGTTGGTGTAATAGAGCTCATACTTCACCTATCATTTTATTTTGATAGGTACTTATATCATTACTGTTCTGCTTTATCCCAAGCTTGGCGCTCTTTCTTCAGCTTATCCGCAAGCCCCTCATTGAATATGCTGCCGTCGTTGTTGAGTAGTACTGGTATCTGGCTGCAATAGCAGTGGTATTTGTTACCATCTACTGCATACCAGTCGCGCACCTCTTGGACAGTTCTGACCTTTCCATGCCAGAACGCGTGCGTTGTCCTAGTGGTAGGCTTCAGCGCAGAAAGATGGAGAAGACCGGTATTTAGCCCAAGCCTCTCGGATGCCCATTCCGTTTCATTCCACTGAGCTTCCCGCAGCGCGCCGACCTGCTCAGTCTGGGCGATAGTCTTGGCCTTCGACATGCTCACATCGAGGCGCTTACTGATGACGCTGGCTGTCTCGCGAGGATTCACGCCGCGCGCGACCGCATCGGAAATGATGTTGGTCAGGTCGCCGCGGGCGGTGTCGCTGATGACCTTCCAGTCACTGAACGTTGTCAGCCTGGCCGCCGATATCTGATTAAGATAACCGGGGCTGCTTAAAAGCTGCTGTAGCGTCGTCTGGCTGGCGTAAACCTGCGACTGCACCGACAGATTGGTGAAGGCGTTTAGCGTGCCGCGGTCATACTCCGCGATAACGTAATCCATCACCCATAGGTTCTGGCTGCCGCCATCGAGAAGCTCATCATCCAGAATCGACTGCACAACCTGCAGCAGGTCGGCCAGCTCGGCAGAGGTCATGTCGTAGATGAACTTACCGACATTGACCTGATACAGTGAAGGCTCAGCGCCCTCGTTGTTGCACATCATCCAGGACCGCTTGGCGTTAACCTCACGCTGCTGTCCGGTCAGGCGCACATCAAACATAGCTTTGAGCCTGCGTTTGATGTTCAGATACCGGTCTTCGATATCGTTAAACATTCGGCTGACCTGCCGCGATGATTGCGTCGGGTCAGCTTTGTTACGCGGTACGATTGGCGTCCCGATTCTGGTTTGCGCTGTCATTATCATCAGTCAGCGGATCCTTATCGGTTTGCTTTACATCAGGGTTCGGGGGCTGAACGACCTTACGCGGCTCCAGCTCACCAACCGCGCGGATTTCATTTTCATCCACTGCCGGTGTGCCGTATGCCTGCTGGGTATCTTTCGCTACTGCGGCCATTGCCTGCATGTTAGCAATCTTATCTTTCTCGCTCGGCGCGAGCAGATCAGACCATGCCAGCGTGACCTCGCCGGATGAAGGCGGGTCAATGACACCAACCGTCCAGAAGCGCTCCAGCACGCTCTCAATCACAGCTGACTGGAATCCCCAGCGGCGGCCGTTACAGCGTTTCGCCCAATCCGTTTTGTCCTCGTCGGAAGCAAGTCGCCCCGTTTGCTGACCAAACAAGATGGTGAACGGACACTGAATCGAAGATGCAAACTCGTTGGCGGCCACTGTCCATGTAGGAGATGGGTCTGCTGCTGCTACGGAAAGCACCGACGGCGTGCCGGCCTGCATTACCAGGGCGGCATCAGTGCCACGGTTCATCTTGGCGACTTTGTCGTTTAGTGCTTCGCCAAGGTCTTTGTAGCCAGCGTCTGTGGCTGCCTTTTTAAGCGCCTCAATATTGGTTTCTTTGTCGAACGCAATCCCCAGTTGACGACTGGCATTCTTCAGGAACCCTTCGGCACTACCGCCCGATACTTTTTCAAGGTCGAGCAGTTTGTTATAGCCAGCGCGCAGGAATGGCACGCCAGACAGCATGTTTTCGTCTTCAGAGCCTTCGCTGAGGATGATGATTCGCTCGGGGTGCACTGTAACGCCACGCACCGGGCCATACGTACCATCATCGCCGACCGGTTGCTCGTTGAAGTTGTACGAAACTGGCTGGCCGTACGTTTCTGAAAGTGTATCTGTGTCGAAGTTACCAGGCTTGATCTGCGATTCCCATGCGGGGATCAGCTTAACGATGGCTTTATCTTTCAGACGTGCCACCACCGACCTGTCTACTGGTTCACTCCATTCCCTGCCGTCACGGAACTGAATGAGCAATGCCGAGTACCGACCGACAAGATTACGGCGATCCGCATCCTTAATTTTCGGCCAGTGCTTCTTCAGCAGTTTTGTGACTGACTTTTCCCAGTCCGTTGTCTCGGTTGACTCTTTGCCGTCGTCGCCGTCGATGATCGTTGGGTTATCAGCCCAGCATGAATCGAGAAGCTTATGCACGGCGGCAAACGCCACCGCGTTGCGCTCGTAGGCACGGTAGTAGCGGTCGAACTCGAGGCTGTTGGGATAGCCAAACTCATCCCACAATTTCGTGCGTTTGGTGTTTCCCGGCTGGCCAGCGTACAGCATGCGCTGCCGCCCGATAGCATCAGCAAGGGCATTAACGAGGAACTGTTCCCCGGTGCTTAATTCACTCACTGATGAGCTCCTTAGAAGAATACTGCGCCGACCTGCTTATGGTTGTTCTTCGCTACTGCAAAGTAGCGGAAGCTGTCAGCGCCGTGTGATGTGAAGTCATGAAGCGGTTTATCTTTCCAGCAGCCGCGCTTGTCGTCCCACTCCTTCCGGTAGCCCTCAAGGTGAGAGATACCCTCAGAGCATTTCTCCTCATCGAATACGCATTTCGGGAGGATTTCACGTGCCGACTCAATGCCGGTATCAATGCCGGCTTTCGGCACAACGCGGAAGTTTATCGAATACATCTGGCCGTCAATCTCGTAACCCTCGCGCGCCAGCTCTTTGCGTGACTTAGCATCAGCAGCAAACTCGCGGTTTTCGATGTCGTGCGGCCCCCAGTGCTCGCCATACTCATAGCCACGGTCTTTCAGCACCTTCATGTAGTGCCTCAGACCTTCGCCGGAGTTTTCGTAGTAGTCGATAATGTGGAACTCTTCGCCGACCTCGCGAACGAACCAGATAGCCGTGGAGTCGCCCACACCGATATCCCAGAATGTATGAACTGGCAGGTGTGAGTTATCCGGGATTTGCCCGATCCGCTTGTTGGTGTACAGCCAGCGGAACTGTTTGGCGTAGTACGCCCCCTCGACCGACTGCTGGAACGCCTCGGCGGGAATGGTCGGGTATTCCCGCTTCATGTCGTCGCCGAGCGTTTTTTCTTTGGCGTAGTACCAGGCTTTTTGGCGTTCGTTGACGTTTACGCCGTGCTTCGCCTCCATCTCAGCGAAGTATTCCAGCAGGCGCACCGGCAGAGGTTCGACCGGGTCGATTGCGTACTGCGGGTTCTTCCACCAGGAGAAGAAGAAAAACTTCCAGTCCAGTGCGGATAATGGCTTGCCCTGAAGTAGCGCTTTCTCTGCTGTCTGGCAGTAATCGAAGAAGTAACCCGCCCGGCCCTCTGCCGTGCTCTCGATAGTAGCGAAGCATCCGGTCGATACCGCCTCAAACGCACCAGTGACGATCTCACGGGCCTTGTCAGGATACTTGGCGCATATCTTCCCGAACTCAGAGACGTGCAGGTAACGCAGCGTACCGCCACGAAATGACGTACTGACGTAGAGTGATCCGCCCTTCTTAAAGACGAGCTCGCCAGACGAATCATTGCTGGCCGGGTTGGCCGCCTTTATCTCTGCGGGCAGCTTGTCGTATGCGTACTTCACCTTTTCGCGGAACAGTCGCTTTGCGTCATTCAGCGTGTGAGCAATAAGAGCGCACTTCGCCGACTCGAACAGGGCCGCGTCGAGCTGGATGATGCACACCTCAGTTGTGAAGCCGAGTTGCCGAGCTTTCAGGATGATGTTGCGGGTGTGGATCCCCTCGAAGTATTCCCGTTGCTCAGGCGTCATCCTGAACCGCGTCGGCTTTCCCTCTTTGTCGGTGATCCAGTAGAGATTGTTCAGCCGCCAGTCTTTGTCGGCCAGCAACTTGAGGTGCTCAGGTTTCATTACGCCCCCTGAGACAGTGAATCCATCAGGTCTGAAATTGAATCGACAACGTGTTCAGTTTTCACCTGCTCACGGAATGCCTGGACATCAATGTGCTTACCAATCAGTTCGAGGTTCTTTACCTTATCAGGCCACTTAATCTTCTTGAGCAGCGCGGCTGTGTTTCCCTCAGCTGACATCTCGACAACATCCAACCCGGATAGCGTCGTCCTCCAGACCTTAGGCCACTGAGACACCGGCTTGAGTTCACCGGTCGCGGTCAGTATGTCCAGCACGTCCATCTGGTCTATCTCAACGAGACGATTCAGGACGTATGTCGCATTTATGCCAACCAGATCATTGCGTTGCGCTTTAAGTTCGGCAATTCTGGACTGGATGTCAGGTTTTGACAGGTTTTCGGACGCAGTGCGGTTAGCTGTCTTTGCGCTGTACCCCGCCCGAATAGCCGCTTGCGTGGCGTTTAAATCGATGAGGTACTCGCGACAGAACATTTCTTGCTTGTCGGTGAGTGCCATTGGAAATCTCATTTCAAGGAGTTGTTTATGAGCAGCAAAGCTAAATACGCCGCTGGAGATATAGTTACTCTTAAATCCGGTGGTCCTGATATGACGATCAAAGATGTTATCTTGCCATCTCAATATGGAGAGAAATTACTTTCTTACAGATGCCAATGGTTCGCAGGGAAGAAACTTGATAGCGGCGTTTTCCCAGAAGTTTCGTTAATGGTCCCATCCCCAAAGCCGTAAACCCAAACACACCAAAGCTATCTGTCTCGGACGTTTCATCTTGGATGATGTTTAACCTTCAGTTATCCACGTGCCTTTACCAACAAGATGTTGTCGACTATCTCGTTAAACATAACAACGAGCAGCATCTCAAGGAAAATGCTGACGGTAACCAAGCACTATCAACCAAAGTGATTAATAAGTTTCGAGTTGATAGCGGTGATAATGTCGTTTGGGTTAAACCTGAAAAATACTGGCGTTACCGCGTCCCTGAGGATGAAGAAGGTCGAGAGGCTCGCGGTTAAAACACAGGGCGATCATTCGCCCTTTTCTTCGATACTCTCTTCCAATGGCGTGAACTGCACGCGCTTCACATCGGCCGGAGCGAAATACAACCACTCGCCCGTCTCGGTCGCCAGCGGCACAAAGCCGTTCACCAACTCAGGCTGACGTCGTGACATCTTGCCCGTGAAGGTTTCGCCTGTTTGGGTGGTTAAAGTGATTTGGTAGATGTCGGACATTGAGAGCCTCGTTATCCGCTTATGGGGATATTGCCATTACGATGAGTCTGCCCATAGTGATGGCAACAAAAAACCGCCCGTAGGCGGCTTGATTTACTTTTTGAAATTAAGTGCTTTTTCAATTTCAGTTAAAGCGTTTGAGACATGGGGATGCTCAACAATTCGATAAGGTGAATTATCCAGCAAAAGCATGTCAGCCCTAACTGCTATGCGCTCCAAATCAGCATCCTCTTCTCGGATAGCGCCGATAACAGCGATAAGGGCTTGCTCAAGAGCTATTTCTCTATTAGTCATTATTATCTTCCTTTAATAATTGAAAACAGAATCATAGCTCATTTCAGACATTGGGTGTTGATGTAGCCCTGCAAATAGCCAACCTGCTTCGTCACTGTGGCGATTCGCTTTCTGAGGGTGAAATAATCCCGTTCAGCGGAGTCAGTAAGTCGGGGGCCGGAAGCATCGCCCAGGCCGCCGGTGCTGGTCGCTCCGTTCGCGGGACATTTTGCGTTGAGCTGCAGCCGGCGCTTGCCAGAAGAAACATCGCGCTCAAGCTGATCGATAGTAGCTTTGGCATCTGCCAGTTCTCCGGTGTATTTGGCGTCCAGCGCAGCGACATCACGCTGGCGCACCTGCATGTCTTTGATGGTGGCGTTAGCCAGGTTGAGATTCTTGGTGGCCTTATCGCGCTGATCTTTGTAGGTGATGGCGTTGCCGCGGTAGTGGTTAATCGCCCAGGCCATGGAAACCAGCAGGCAAATAACGACAGCGCAGATGATTGCTGTTAATCGGCTCATTTCTGGCCCCACTCGCAAACTTTACGCTCTATCTCGCGCCTTGTGATCAACCCCTTCCACTGCTTGCCGCCGGCATACGTCCAGCGCTGCAGCTCTTTGCATGCTCCAGGCACATCTCCAGTGTTCAGTTTCTTCAGCAGCGTGGAACTGGCGAAAGCACCAGAGCCAACGTTGTAGGTGAAGGAATAAAGCGCGGCGCGGGTAGGTTCAGGGATTCGAACCTTGATCAGCGGGTCGATGGTGCTTGCCACCTTTCGCAGATCTGCCTTCAGCAGGTTGTCGCATTCTTTGTCGGTATAGCGGTGACCGCGGCGAATGTCGGCACCGGTGTGCCCATCGCAAACAGTCCATACACCGACGACATCCTGATAAGCATAATATCGACGCCCTTCCAGGCCATCAGCATTACCCAGCATTACAGCTGCAATAGTAATAGCTCCGGATCCGCCAACAATGGCACCCACCAGCTTATTCCTGAGTGTCGGGTTCATTTCGGCTCCTGCTGCGGCGGTTGTCTTCGCGGATCTTGAAATACAGATTCGTCAGGTACGTCAGTACGGCAATGATGATACCCACCAGCACGCCGATCGCATTCCACTGCTCGGGGCTGTAGGCATTCAACATTCCGTTGAGGATGCTCCCGGCTGAAGCACCATAGGCTGCACCAGTGGTTATTTTTTCCATTCGATACATGCTCTCACCTCGCGTTATTTGCGGGTGCTGTTCGTGTAGTAGGAAAGGCCGTCAGACACGATAGCTACGGGGCATCTGGAATTGATTGTCTGCGGCCTGAATAAAAAACCCGGCGACAGGCCGGGAATATGAGGGTGTGGCAATGTCGGCTCTTCGGCCTAAGGGTCCCAGGTAGTGGGTTTGGTTCGCCTGGCTGGAATCGAACCAGCGTTAATCCAACTATGCGCTGGGAGCTTTACCACTTAGCTACAGGCAATAAAAAAGGCCGCCTGAGCGACCTGTTTAATCTGAATCTTTTTTCACAACCCAAGCCAGCGCAGAAAACCCTTAAAGCCTTCCGCTTGTCTTTTGTAATGTGAAACACACTCATCAATAACGTCGTGAGCTGTGACTGAGCGAAGTAGCTTATTACCCACTTCTTTGTGCACTTTATCGATGACATTGAAGATGCGGACACTAAAAGCATCATCTACCTTTTTCACTTCGTAGCGATAGGTGATGTTGTTAGTGCCACCAACATAAAGTTGAAAATCCTGCATGATGTCTACCAAGTGATTTTGCCTTGCGATAATTCTACATAGCCGAAATTTAATTCATAGGCGATATCTCAACTGCAATGGCAGATTAGCACGAAAAAATAAAGCCCCGCACGATGGCGAGGCTCTTAATTCTTTGTCGACCTGCGAAGCTATGGCGACGATATCAGATTTACATGAAATGTATGCTATTTAATTGACTTTTGCAACACCCTGCTGCGAAAAAGTCGCCTTTTGTTGTGATCGTGTTCTCACAGCGCAACGAAGAGAGTCACCATCAAGCTGCTTAAAGATGGCGCACATGGCATGCCAGTAATCGGCGTAGTTATGGCACCAGTTATCAGGCTTAACGCCGCTCAGAGCCGCCAGGTCCTGGTGCTGATACGCATCCTTTCCCGCCAGTTCCGCTTTGACGTCCTGCGCCGCCAGCCAGATAAGTTTCTTCAGGCGCTCCACCGTCTTACCGGCCACCTTTTTCGCGCCGAGCTGATCCCTGAACTCTGCCCAGGCCCACTGTGTAATCGCTACCTGGTACTCGAAGCGGATATTCTCGCTGTAGTTCCACAGGAGCCACGCTTTCTGGTGGTCTTCCAGCGACAGGACAGCGCGGCGCCATGATGCGGTCACGAACTCCACCGGGCCAACCAGCGCAATGGATGAGCCTTTCGCCCGGGACTGGCTGCCGCTCATCGGTGGTCCGTCCGGGTTGACCATGCGCTGCTTATCTTTGTCGAATACCTTCATCCTCCCCCGGCTGCGCGCCGTCGCGCTGAATTGCGCATTCTCAGCGAAAGCTACCAACTGTCCCTTCGTCGCCCCGCTCAGATCGGCAGTTGCCACAATGAGCTGCTGACGTACGTATTCCAGTTGCTGACTGTTCATGCGGCTTCCTTATGTGGCTGGTTGGTTTTGGTCTGGCTGTGCTTTGCTACTGGCGGCATGCTGGCGCGCTTAACGCTTTCTGCCTGGTACCTCAGGAAATCGGCGTGGTTCATGCGGCCTCCTGCTGTTTCAATGCGCGAAGGTCTGCCCGGGCCTTGGCGCGGATGCCGTCCAGCTCTTCACGGGTGTATCTGTGGGTTTCGTTGTCGGATTCCAGCGCCAGCACGCGCTCTTCGCCAATCAGTTCGACCAGCGCTGCGCGGTACGCCTCAATGTTCCCGGATTTGTGAACGTTGCAGGCGGAGCACTGAAGCCAGATATTGTCCTGGTTAAAGCGAAGCTGTGGCGCGGCGGCCGTGGTGCGGTAATGCCCGGCATGCCAGGCAAAAGCGGTCTTTGCTCCGCAGGAGATGCATCCATGCCCGGCGGCCAGCAGCATTTCGCGCCGCCAGTCGTTGAAAGCGCGCTGAGTCATCTGCACCCAGTGACGGATCGGCTTCAGTTCATTGCGACGCGCAGCGCGCCGCTGGCGGCCTGCCTTCTCTTCGGTGCGCTTGCGCTGCGTTTCCTTCTGCTGAGCGGCTTCGCGGGCTTTTGCGGTCTGTTCTTTGCCGATCGCGCTGGCGCACTCGAATGAGCAGACCACCTGCCCTTCGCGGACCGGGTGGAACCACTGGCGACAAGCTTTATGGGCGCACTTGCGGCGTGGTAACTTAGCCATGCGCCCTCCGTGCCGCGAGACGCAGCCATTTCTGATCCACCAGGCGGGCGGTGTAGCCCTTCAGTGTTGGGATTTCGGACGGCTTAACCGCGGGCTTACGCTGGCGGCGCGCCGGAACGCGGAAGATTTCGTTTGTGATGACGCGTGCGAGAGGACTACCCACGGGAAGCCCTCCATTCCTGAGCCCAGGCAATGCGCTTACTGGATGCTTCAGAGAACTTCACGCCGCGGTCGGTACCGAACCAGTAAATCGCCTCGATGACATCTACCATATAGCGCTTGCTGGATTTGGATGTGCGGACGCCGAAATAAACACGGCCGCCATTGATGCCCGGCGCGGATTTCTGCTCGCTTTCCGGGTTCTGCATCTGACTGACCAAGACAGTGATAAGGTCTTTCCATTCCTTCGGCTCAAGCTTTTCGCCGTACCAGACAACCTGGACAGAGAGGTCTTTGAGCAGAGGCCACATCAGACGGTTCTGCTTGTCGGTGCGGGTCTCTTCCCGGGCCTCTACTACCATCGGCGCGCGCGGGTTTACCGGCAGGGTGCGAATGAATGCTATGAGGTTGTCTTTGACGGTGTCGTTGACGATGCAGTAGTGCTGTTTCATACGCCACCTCCGAGAGGTAACGCAGAATGCAGAAAATCGCAGGTGCATTTCTGCATCTGTGACAAGATGAGGAGTTCAGATTGTGGTCGCATTTAAGTCCCCTTAAATGCGCAGAAGTCACCGGAGTTGTTCAGGCTCCGATGACATGATTATGGCGGGTTGATTATGGAAAATCAAACGTCAGGACTTAACAAAATGCCATTGTTACTTTCTGCCAGGCGGAGGTGACGGGGGTGCCGCGGGTCGTTCATAGACTGTAGGTGGTGGTGGATTTTTACCTCCACGCATACCATCCCTACTCGGCGGGATTGTGTACGGTGGTGGCGTCGGTGCTTTTCTGGACATATTCTACCTCTGGATTATCCTGAAGAAACTCAACCCATTTGATATCAGATGATTTCAGCAGCATGAACTTAACAGTTGGCATATCTATATAATCACCCTTTTCACTTATCCATGATGGGTTCCTTAACAGAAAATGCCCTTTTTCAGGTTGTGAAGGCCACTCTTGGGGCCAACCAAACACTCGCCTATCATCTTCTAAATGCAAGATTACATGCACTGGGCAAGTGTTGAACGCGCCAAACCACTCACAATGATATGAGGATTGTTTTGTAAACTTAGCCCACCTCATGAATGAATGAAATAAATCATTGTTTGCAAATAAACTAAATACAAACCCTAAAATTATTGCTGCTGCATAAGACCACACCGTACTTACATCTTGGGTCCACGCACCTAAGCTCCAACTTTGGCCAAAGTAAAAAAGAATATGTTTTATACAAAAGACCATTCCCTGGATGAAAACAACAAAAATCAGTGCCTGAACAATTCTTTCAAACTGCGATGGCTTGGGATAAGACGTAAATGCATAAAAAATCCAAGCTGTTAGAAATCCGGGTAAAAGGAATTTTAAGATATCAAATAACTCAGTACTTAAATCTTCCATTTTTCTTTAATGCCTTAACTGGATTTTTTTGGCGGAGTTGGCGGTGGAGCGGGTCTGCTGTATGCCTTAGGTGGATTGGGGTTAATCCCATCTTGGGCATACCCAGGCTGAGGCTTGTCATTGCTCATGCTTTCCTCGTTAGCTATCGTTAGTTGGAGTTGAACACAAAAATTAGAGAATTAAATTATTTAATTACATCAGCTAAATTATTTTTTCAAGATGCAAAATGAGAGGGAGTAACTTTAATGTGTTAAGAACACCGCCACGTTTTTGATATCATCAATTTTCATACCCCTACCCTCCCCCAAACCATCAATACCCGCTTCATCGCCGGACTGTTCCGGCACTCCTGGCAGATCACGTTCACCGACTCAGCACGGCGGCCGGATTTCTTTTTTGCCTGCGACAGCGAATAAACACGGTGACCTTTCGGACCTTCAAACTTCAGCTCACCGGTGTTTACCATCACCGATATAACGCTGGAGATGCTCCGGTAAGTTTCCCCCATGGCATCTGCGATTTGTGTAGCTCCCAGCTTGCTGCCATCGCTCAGTACGGTCACGATCCGTGCAGGGTAACTGCTATCGCTTACTCTTCTCGCTTTTGCGCTGCTGAATGCGCCTTTCATCGCCCGGTTCTTCAGATGATGAGCACCCTCGCCTTTACGCCACTCCTGATATTTCGCTTCACTGGTGAAGTAGCCGAAGCCAGCCATGCTGAAAATCAGCCCAAGTCCGCGCAGGGCAGATATTTCACGGTCCAGGCCCTTGCCACTGATGCCAATTACCTCAATGAGGTCAGCGCGTTTAACAGGCTGGTTAGTGGCCACGTAATCAACGATGCGTTGTTTTAAGCTGTCCATCTCACACCATCCCATTCGACTTGTTGCGGTTGTACTTCGCCTGAAGCAGTTGGATCGGCGTGGGCCCATGCTCGGCAGCCGGTGCTGCAATTGCACGGCGTACCGCCGGTACTGGCTTACCCTCGGTGACGCGCTTCTCCCACATGTCCAGCAGATCACCCGCCTCGCGTGCCAACTCACCATGCGTTAACTGGCGCTCTGTGCTGCGGTGACGCAGTTCGACGCAGATGTGGTACATGACCGGCTGTGACCATGGGAATTGCTCGCTGGAGGTGAATTCGAACGAGCGGTTACGCCAGTCCCAGTATTCGGCGATCACCTGATCAACGGTGATACCCAGCGCACCGCCACTTTGCTTGCACCAGGCGACAAACTGACCCGGAGAAGGCAGGAAAGGTCGCTCCTGTCGGCGGGCAATACGCATACCGGCATCGACCTGAGCCATTGAGTGGATCCCGTTCTCCTGAAAGGCCAGCAGCCACTGGCGGCGGAATTCGTTCAGGTCGTCCTGGGTGCGGAAGTTTGCCATGCTGGCCGGAAAAGCGGCACGTAGCTCGTTGAACAGCTTGTTGAATACCTGAGCCACCTGCTCGACCGGCGCGCGCTCCTGGTACTGTTCTGGCAGGTTATGGGCCATGCGGCTCATCTGCTCGCGGTCGTGGTTGTGCATCTGCTCTGCAAGAGATTTCATCGCATCACCTCATAGGCCCAGTCAGTGTTGTTGAAGTCCAGATCCGGTTTAGCGGCTGGCTTGGCAGCGAACTTAGGCTTAAACAATCCCTGATATCCGTTCGCAATACTGGTGTTGATCACGTCGACCGGGTTGTGCCCGTCTTGCAGGCACTCTTTCAGCAGCTTGAACGCCTTCGTGACGGTCAGCTCAGTTTTGATCGGCTTGCCAGATTGTTTACGGTAGGCAACCCATTCTTCCCAGGCGGTTTGATTTAGCCATTCAGGAACGTCAATTCCGAGCGGATCAAACTTGCTCTTCCCCCCTGGGGGATTAGAGGGGGTATTAGGTTTTATATTTGTCTTTGGAAGAATGTCTTTGGTGTTCCCTATTTTCAGGGATACCTCTCCCTGTTTTTGGGGATGGTTATCCCTGTTTTCAGGGATAGTTTTGTGGGTGGTTTTGCTATCCCCGGTTTCAGGGATGGTAATAACATGCGTTACAACTTCAGCGACCGGAAAACTGACCGGGCACTTTGCACATTTTGGCTTTGTGTAAGCCCAGCTATCCAGGAGTGTGTTAATCCCGATGTAACGTGTCTGCCCAATTCTGCGCATCTTGATGATGTTGCGATAAGCCAGGCTGAGCACAGCTTCAGAAACGTGCTTAACGGCCAGTCTGGTTTTATCTGCGATGAGACTGTTGGTGATCCTGTCTTCTTTCTTGGACCAAC